GTTTTTATCCGCCAACATACTTGTAATATTTACAGACACAGTAACTGCGTCGCCGTTCTTTGCGTAAACGAAGTTTCCCGCACTGCCCTCATAAATTGTCTGCGTCGGAGATAATTCTCCTGTACCGCTCTCAAAATTTGAGCTATCATATTTTTTATTCAAAGCACTTTGGGTTGCCTTTGCAAGCGCAGAAACTTTGTTTGCAACCTCGGTGACGCCTTCTGCAACTTTATTAGGCAAATAGATCGATTCTTTTTCGGCGATCATAATTTCGGACACTTTGAAAAATCCTACCCCGTAATAATCAAACCGAATTAAAATATAAGTGGTGTCTTCTGCAGTTGTAAATGAACCAGAACCTTTTTTCAGTTCAAAGCGAGTAGCGGTTGTATTAGTTCCGTTCAGAAAAACAAATGCTCCGCAATTGATAGAAGATGGAGCCCAGGCAAACGAATAGTTTGTGTTTGGTTTTACAGCTATTCTCATAGATTGTGGGGCTGATGAAGTCCATCCATTTGTGTATCCCCCGCTTTTAGTGGTTGTAAATGAAATTGATTTGTTAATATAATCAACCTTATTTAGCGTGCCACTATAAACTGGAGTAGTAAGACTTTGTAATCCTTTTGCCCAACTGTTAAAATCAAAAATATTATAAGTTGCAATTAAATCAGCTTTTTTCGCAAGAGCGGGCTGTACTTGAGTTTTATCATAATCGTCAAGCATAGAATCTGCAGCGGTAATTGCTTCTGATTTTGCGTTTGCTATTTCAGCACTGACTTCTTCCTTGTTAGCTTTATTGTTGTTAAGATCTGCAATTTCTTCATTAAACTTTCTATATGAGCCGTCTGCTTTTGAAACATACCCATCAGGCTTTGCTCGTTCAGCGATAGGAATATTAATTGTGCGAATTGTTGTAACTTCGTTTTCATCAATTGAACACACCCATACCTTGCCGTTACCTGCATTTTCGAGAAATTCATCAGGAATAACAACAGTTAATGATGAACCGTTTAATGTGCCCGTTGCTATTTTAGCGATTTTAGAATAAGGACTTTTAAAATGAACTTCTGTGTTTTCGTTTATGTCAAAACCGGATATTTTGAGCTTTTGACAAATATCGTATTGGTATAGTTTTTCTGTAGTAATTTCTTTAACGTCATCAAAAAAAATTGCATTTGTTGTCATATTGTCATTCCTTTATTTTGTAAATTGTTTGATTAGTTATATTTACAAATGATTTAAAATCTGAATTAAGTTTGTATTTCGCTGCCTGCGGCTGTAACAAATCTATATCATATTCAGAAATAATAGCGTACATATCTGTTTGATGATTTTCACTTATGATTTTAACTTTTTGCCCGATTTCAAAACAGTCAAGTGTATCATCTACAATTGATAAATCTACAGCTTTTACACTTAAGTTACCTGACAGACTTATAATTTCGTCAAGTTTATTTTTCGCAAGTTTGAGAAGTTCAGTAGGAGAGAGAACACCGCCAAAATTAATGACTTTGTTAATTCGTCCGTACTTTTTAACTGCATCATCATTAACTAAAAATTCATTGTTATTATTTACACTCGCAATTGAAGTTTTGACCTTATCTCCTGTTTCTGTTTCGTATTCACCGCCGAGAGGTAGAATTGCTGTTGCAAAATCGTCAGCACATATTTTACGCTCAATGCTTGATAGATTTATAGCATACTTAATTTCTTGATTACACGCACGAGATAGTGTTGTGTCAAAATGTAAAACATCTTGTTCAGTTGATAATGATAATAATTCGTTGTTGTACTCAACCCACAAATATCCGTCAAGTTCATTTATAAATTTACTTTTTATTTCGCTCCAGGTATCGCTATAACTTGTGTTTTTACAAGAAAAATTAAGATTTCGTAATTCATCGCTCATTACTGGTATAAAAAAGTGTGTATTTTCTGTTACTTGCTGATTGTGATTGTTTGTCAGTTGGTAAATCCAATTGCCGAATCTTTGTGTCGATTTAGTACCGTCAAGACTTTTATATTCACTGTATTCGTATGGTTTTATAATACTGTCATTTAAAATTGCAAGCATACCTTCACATTCAACGGTTTTAATGTTGTAATTATCTATTGTAATCGAATATACTCTTGATTTAAAAATGATTTTATCGTTTTTAAAAAGTACAACTATTCCCGCAAGCGTTTCAATACTGTTATAAGCTTCGTGCAGCGGACTAAGTTTAAATGACAGAGAGCCTGCAGAATTGACGGCAGCGTGATACTCCGCAGTAATTACGTCGATTTTACCTGTTTCAAAAATTTTTATAATTGTGTTTTCCGTTAAATATTCTATTTTATATGTTGTTCCCATTTAAATCCCTTTTTGTTTTTATTATAAAATTAAAAATGTCCACAATGTTGTACAATTTTATAATTTTACACCAATGCAGTTAATTGCCAACGATTTTTTGAATTTATAGCTTTATTTCTGTGTATTCGATTTTAATTTTACAATATGCTAAACTTTCAACAAAATTGCTGTCTATCATATGTCCTGTGTGCATATTAAATTCGTTATCATTTGCTTGAATTGTGAATGTTGCTTCGTCTGTTATGTTGTACAGAATACTCGAATTATTATCAATATCAATTTTTAAAGCGATGTTACCTTCTGTTTCATCACCGGCTTTTTGAATGAAAGTAATTTTTGCAGTCGTTGCACGACCTGTGTTTTTTATTTTTAGTGTTTGATTGTTTCTTATAATATGAACTGATGTCGTGACTTCTCTTTTTATTTTAAACGGTTCACAATCAAATGAAAGGACCACATATGCGTATGTAGCTTTTCTTTCTTCAACACTAACAAATAAACGACCTTTGTAATAGTAATTATTATCATATGTTGAATAAAGTTTAACATATTGTCCGTGATAATTGTTGAGTAAATCAAGTCTTTCGTTAATTCTTTTTCCTGCAATAAACACTCTGAATTCAATATCACGATTGTTGTAATGAACTGAACCATCAATGCTTTCTGTCAAATCTAATAGACCGTCTTTGCCAGGAATTTCAACTGTATATGTACGAAATTCGGGATTTCCGATTTTTCCCGATAAAATTACACTGTCGAATTCTTGATTAATAAATAATTCATCGTTAATGACTATTTCCCTGTATTGCATATTACCAACCTCTTTTCTTTTTTGTCGATAAATCGGCAAGTGAATTGTCATATTTTTTAGTTGTTGCTCCAACAAGCAAATTACTGTCAAGATACAGCTTCGGGTCAGGCAAGTTCTTAATTATTGAAATTAATTCATCAAGTTTGCTTGCCACAGATTTTAATTCAATGTTGTTTGTTATTTCACCTTGAAAATCGTTTGCTTTTGTAAAATTTTGAGTTGCGATTTTTATTGCTTGTTCATTATTATTAAAATCTAAACTGTCGAGCATAGCCTGTGCCATTGATTCGGAACTTCGTTTAACTTTGTACTGTTTTCCGTCTATTCCTATTGATAATCCTTCCGCAAAAAAACCGCCGAGCTTTTTTGCTTCTTTTGAGGGGGAGTTGATGCCGAGGACTTTTTTAACTGCTGAAATAGCTTTATTTCCCATAGTAATTGCTGCATTTTTTACATTATCAAGAATAGACCCGTCAGAAATTCCGTTGATGAATCCTCTGACAAAATTTACGCCGGTCTGAAAAAGTGATATGCCGCTTGTTCCGTTTTTTGCTCGTTGTGCAATGTTACGACCCGAGTTGCCGACTTCTCCGTTTTTGCTTTGCAATCCGTTAATTAATCCCTGAACAGTATATACACCTTTTTTGTACATCTCTTTAGACGGAGAGTGCATATCCATTCCCTTTTCATATTCAGAGATAATTGTTTCAGCCCAGCCTTGGCTATTTTCTGCAAGAGCGCCTTGATATTCTTTTGTACCTTCAACAAGTCCTAAGACTGTATTTTTTCCGCTTTCTTTTGCAGTTTCTTCAAGTTTTTCCATTGAAGACCATATTTTTTTACCGTTTTCATCTGTTGCGGAAAGAATATCATTCTGCGAAATCATCTGTTGATTGTATGCCATTAATACCGCTGCGGCATCTGAATAATCTCCGTTAAGAACTTTTTGTACATCTGACAAGTCATCACTTGTCATTGTAAGTTTATTTAATTCTCCTGTTGATTCATTGTACTTTGCTTTTAATTCGTCGTATGCTTCAAGCTGTTTTTTGATGTCATCGTACATCTTGCTTTCATCTTTAAAGTTGATAGCACCATTCAGTGTTCCGTAACTGTTATAAAAATCATCTAAATCATAACCGCGCAGTCTGATAGTTGAATGTAATTTTGCGTAAGCTGCTTCAATTTTGCTGTATTTAGATTCCATTTCGGATTTAAGTTCTGCTCGTTCTTTAACCGCAGTGATTTTGGCTTTTGAATTTTCTGCTTGTAATTCTGAAAGTGCAGATTGATTAGCAAGTTTTTGGTAATCATCAATAGTTTTATTGATTTCTGTTCTTATTTCGCCAAGATCGCCTTTAAGGTTTACTTTACCACCATCACTTATTTCAACATATCTATCCCAAGTGTCTTCAAAGCCGTCAATGTTATCTTTAAAGTATGTAACAATTGTTTGCAATTGTGATTGTTCTTCTGGGGTTAATGTAGCTTTACCGAGAAGTTCGTCCAATTTAGCTTGATAATCATCAATTAAAGTATTGTCAGTATATAAATTATTAATACTGTCTAAAGTGTTTTTTAGAGTGTCTGTAATTCCTTGAGTTGTTTCTTCAAGTTTTTCTTTTGCTTCGTCAAGTTCAGCGCAAAATTTTCCCGCTTCTGAATTGCTCCACTCTAATTCGTTATATGTCTGTACTGCAGATATAAGCCCTATAACAAGCGTTGTGATAACACCTATAACATTTAGTGCCTGTGCTGTGTTAAGTCCTTCTTGAGCCGTTGTAGCGATGTTTGTAGCTGTTGTAAGCGTTTTGTATGTTCCAATTAAATTAGTAATACCTGTTGTAAGTTCTCGAGCTTTTTTAGCACCCCATACAATTGCTACTTGTTTAGCAAGTCCTTCTATTATTATCTCTAAATCGTCAAGATGTTCTGATGTCCAACTTATCGCTTTTTTTGCAGTAGGATACAAATCTTTACCGATCGGGGATATTATATCGGTTTTGATAGTTCTGCCAAGACTTTCCCAATCAGATTCTATGTCGCTATATTTAATATCTTTAATATCTTGCATTGATGTTTTTGTTTTATCTGCAGAGCCTTTTACATCCATCAATGCCTTAACACCGTCAATGCCTAAGTCTTCCCACATTGTGCCGAACAAGTCAACGCCTGCTTGGTTTTGGGCAACTTGATCGTCCATATCAAACAGTGCTTGCAAAACTTCGTCGGTTGCTTGCCTTGCACTTTCTCCGCCGGCGGCAAACTTTGCTTGCAACTCTTCAATAGTGCCTTTTGCACCATTACCAGCTGATTCTAAAATTTGTAATTTTTTTTTTGCTGTTTCAAGAGCTGAACTGTATTCTGCTATTTTGTCTGCGTTCTTTTGCTTTGTTAATTCACTTGTTTTTTCGTTAAATCCAGCTTGTTCAGCTTTTGCATACGATAGATTTTGCTCAAGTTTAGCTATTTCATCTTTTGCTTTCTGTATTTCTTCTGCTGATGCTTTAACTCCATATCCAAGTAGGTTAAAGCCTTCTTGGGTTGATGTAGAAGTGTCTTTAACTCTGATTCCAAACTCTTTCATTGTATCACCGAGTTTATCAACACTGAATGTACCTGCTGCGGTACCGTTTTCAAGTGAGTTGAAAAATTCTTCTGCGGAATATCCTTGCTGCTTATAGTGAACAGAATACTCATTAATTGAATCTAATAAGTCACCGTTTTTATTTAAACCGTTTTGAGCGCCTTGAACAATCAAATTAAACGCTTCATCAGCAGATATACCAAATTGATCTATAAGCATTTTAGCAGCTCTTAAAGTTTCTGTGTAGTCAAATCCGAATGTATCTTCAAGTGTAAACAAATTTTCAACTACATCTTGCAATTTTGTATCGTCTAAATCGTTTAGATTTTGCTTAATAAGAGCGATTGCTTCTGCAACATTTTCTTGGTCTTCACCAAAATTATTTTTATAAACGCTTTCGATTAGTTCTTTGTATTCTTTAACTTCGTCACTTGATAATCCTGTCAACGCTTGCAAGTTGTTTGTAGCTTTAACATTATCATTAGCTGAACCGATAGCAGTTGCTGCACCTGCAACAAGTGTTCCGCCAATTGCCGAGGCTTCTGCAATTGTATCTTTAAAAACATCTTTTAAGTCACTTGCAGATTGCTTAACATCATCAAGTTCTTTTTTAGTTTCCGACATATCTTTTTTACCGAGGTTTTCGGCTTCCTTGCTTGCATCGCTTAAAGCTGTATCGGTGTTGTCAGCTGATTTCTTTACTTTATCAAGTGCCTCTTTTTGTTTTTGCAAATCATTTTCAGCTTTAATTACTTCTCGCTGAAAATTTCTGTAAGTTTCCTCACCGATTTCACCGCTTTTGAATTTTTGATTGACTTCATCTTGTGCTTGTTTAAGAATATCAAGTCTTTTTGAACTTTCCTCAACCTGTTCTGTAAGTATTTTTTGCTTTTGAGCAACTAACTCAACATTTGTCGGATCTAACTTTAACAGTCGTTCAACCTCTGATAATTCACTTTTTAACGACCTTGATTTTTTGTTACTTTCTTCCATTGCTTTGTTAAAGTTAGATGTATCTGCACCGATTTGAACAGTCAAGCCTTTAATTTTTTTATTAGATGCCATAATCAATTACCTCCGAATTGCTTTCTTAATGATTCTCTGTCAGGCTCTTCGCTTGCAAAGCAATAACATTGTTCAAGATAATCTTTACCTTTTTCAGTTTGCGATAATTTATAAACATATGCGTCTTTACGCAATATTAAATAGTCAATATATTTCAAATTTAAAACATCTGTAATTTTCATATTTGCGTAATCGGCAACAGCCTTATCCGTTTGTGTGAGAATGTCGAAAGAATAACTGTCATCTTCAATTTCTGCACAAGGAAGATAGGGGAGAGAATATTTTTTATCAAGTTCTGTCAGTGATTTAAATAGCTGCACAAGTGCAATAATCAAATCATCTACAGAATATTTTTTTATAAGTTTTTTGGCTGAAATCTTTGTTATTTTTGACATATAATCATAAAATATGTTAATTTCAAATTCATTTGCGGTATTATTAAGTATTTTCTGTGTGATTTTAAAAATTGATTGCCCTTGTTTAACTAAATACAATTTCGGACATTCAATCATATTAAATCCTTTAATTTCAAAAGCTGACATTTTATTTCCCGTCAAGTCAAACATTAAAACACCTTCTAAAAAAGCCAGAGAAAGACCTCTGGCTTTTTGTTTATTTCAAATTTTTTATACGGTTGCTTTTTCTGCAGAGGTAAGTTCTTCATAATAATAAATAAGAGTACCTTCGTCATCGCAAGGCTCTGCTTTGATTTCTGCATCAATTACAGAAGCCGAATCTTTCGAAAAGCTGAATGTGCAACCTGCGCTGTTCTTGCCGACAATGAGAACAGTGATGTCACCGTCTTTCTTGTCTTTGTGCTGAAATGCCCAAACATATGATGTTTCATCAGCGTTTGTAATACCACCGATTTTTGTGAGGTAATGATTTCCGTCCTCCGTTGTTGAAACTCTTGCAGTTTCAATAAGATATTTGAGTGTATCCCCGCAAAAAGTCATAAGACCTGCTTTTAAAACCGCATCTTCTGTTGTAATAACCGTTTTACTTACAAGACCAAGGTCGTCTTTTTCAGTTACTGTTTCTTTTGTGTATTCAAGAGTTGCACCGTTTTTAATGTTTGAAAAGCGGTTTTCTTCTTTGCAGATTTCAGAAAGTTCAGGAAGTGTTCCGCTGAAATCCATTCTATACAGACTGCCGCTGCCTAAAACTATTCTTTTCTTTTTCTTACTCATCTTCTTGCTCCTTTTCTGTATATGTAAATTCATATACCGTTTGATAATATTTTTCCGATTGCAGCCAAATTCGTTCAAACTTTGTATAATGAATACCGAGTTTTTTTAACGCTTTTTTAATGCGCTTTTCAGCGGCTTTATCAGGCTTATTAAGTGCATAGAGCTCTATGTCGATTGTGTGAGTTTCAAGTTCACAATCAAAGTCAGAGCCTTCGGTTTCGACCTCATCTGAATAAACGCAAAAGGTTACCGCAGGAGGATTTCTGAAAACAGTTTCTGTATATGTTTTGTCTTTAATAAAGCCTGCAGATGTTAAGATTTCGTCAATCATTTCTTATAACTCCTTCGAGTTCTTTCTCGTATTCAGTTGCAATCTCTTCATATATTTTAGAAATGAAATGCGTTCCCGGTGTTCTCGTTCCGTTTCGGTTTTGGTGACCGTGCTCAAGCAGATGTGTTAATCTGTAGTTTGGGTCTTTAACGTACCAAGTGCCGATTACTTCATTTACCGCATTTGTTTCTGTTGTACTTGAAATGCTGTCAGCAAAATGTTTTCGTCCTTTAATCTTGCTTTTCGGTGCTTTTTCTTTTGTTCTTTTCACGAATTTAGACATTGTCTTTTTTGTGATTTTAAAAGATTTTTCTACAATTTCATCTGAATAAACTTTAAAAACTTTTTGAATTTCTTTTTCTATGTCGCTTGCTTTCACACCTTTAGCCATTTGCGACACCTGTTAATTTTACAGTTTTGTGACTTTCCATATAATCATCATAGTCGTTTATATAAAAGACTTTATTTCTGTAAATAATTCTGAAATTCTGAAAATTGCCGAAAATCTGTTCTAAAGCTGAAAAGTAACGCACTTCAAAAGTTAATGACATACCTGTTCGTTCAGCGCCGTTTTCAGAGAAATTTTTTGCACTCGTTTTGTTGACTTTAGCGTGAAGTTGGAATTCTTTTTCGTATTCGTCAGTATCACTATTGAGTTTTTCGATTGTGATAGGTTTATCAAAAACCATTCTCTTCACGCTCCTTTTCAATCTCAAGTTTGAGTTGTTGTGCAAAGTCGGCTGTCAACTTATTAACACTTGCATTGCTTTTAGCTGACAGTGTTCGAGTGTCGTATAAATCAGCGACTACCCTTAGAGCGAGTTCATGCACTCGCTCATCGTCTTGAGGATAGTTCTTACCGATAGCCCCTTGAAGATATTTATCCGCTGCATTAATGGACCGCTTGATGTTTATTGCTGACATTTCATCGTATTCATCAATGCCTAAAAAAGCATTAACATCATTTATAGTAATAAACATAGCTTATACCTTTTTCGTCTTATTCTGTTACAGTGTATTCACAATAAACGAATGCGTCGTTATCCTTAAGCCTTGTGTCATCGCGCATAATTCCTCTAAAAAGAGTTAAATTCTGCGAGAAAGCATTTAATGAACCCACACTTGCAATGTCGCTGCCCTTAATTTCAAGTGACTGGCGGTCAAATCTCTTTATAGCTTCATGTAAATCACCTACAACAAAAGGAATTTTCTTGTCTGTTGTTTTGAGAACGCTGTTTGGGACATTAACAATCTCAATCACTCTTGCACCAACAGAAAGTTGAAGTTTCTTAGGTTCTGTTGGAATAGGATTGAGAAGAGGTCTGCCATTTGTATCAACGAGATTGTCAAGAAGATCTACACCGTCGTCGTTAGTGTATATTTTACTTGTGTCTGCATACGCAGCGCCGAGAGTAACGTTAACTGCTTTCTTAAGACCTTTGACAACATCAGTGATATCTGTCTTTGCTTTTGTTGCAAGAAGAGCGAGAACATCATTATTGATAGTTGCACGTCTGTTTTTTGCAAACCATTCAACAATTACATTTTCAATATTTTCTGCAGTATCCCTAAGAAGAGAATTTGTTACGGCAAGAACGCCACCTTTATCTGTGATTTCAAATGTCTGCTTTTCAAATTTCGGTTCAGCGATTTCAGCAAAATCACTACCTTCGTCAACCTTTGAAAAACCTGTAACGTCTGTTTTCTTCTGATAAATTCTTGAACCTTTTGGGGTAGTAACAGTTTCCTTGTCAATATAATCTTCAAAACTAAAATCAGCTGTTTTGTACTGATTAATTTTTGTCTGAATATCTTCAGGGACAGTGTAACCGCCGTCGTCGTTCACACCCTCTGACAGTTTTTTTGTTGCAAGAAGTTTAATGTCATTTGCGAACTTCTCTGTTGAGTTTGTTCCTTTTCCTTTTTCGCTTTTGTGTTCGTCAAATTTCTGACCCGCTGCAATTTTATCATTTTCAAGTGCTTTCTTTTCTGCTTCAAGTTCAGACTTAAGTATTTCGATTTCATCAAAAAGTGCATTTGCTTTCTCAATGTTCTTGCTTTCACCGTCAAGGAAAGACTTAGCCTGTTCGTTTTTAGCCTTAATTTCCTCAATTAACGCTCTGATTTTCTTATTCATTCTGATACCTCCGTAAAAATATAATTTTCATTTACTTTTGCTTTTAAAAACAAATTGTTTGTGCTTTCTTCAACTTCATTTTTCGGCTTTTCAAACATCTTTTCAAAAGTTTTAACAATTCCTGCTCTTGGCTGAGCCGGAACGACAACGAAAGAAAGTTCATATGCTTCTTTGCAACCGTCAATAATCAATTTACAGATTTTTTCTTTGCTATCAACAAGATATTTTCTTCCATTCCAATGATTGCAAAATTCTTTTGTGTTATCAACCCCACAAATGTTGCAAATCAATTTTGACGGAACGGTAGATGTCGAAATTTCTTTATGAATGCCGCCTGCAATATCTTTGATTAAATCAGCGTTGCTTGCAGTTTTAATCATATAGATTTTTGCAATCAGTTCAGCGTGATTTTCGCCAAGCTCTGTTTTATCTTCACTTGTTACAATTTCTGTGTCGTAAACTCGAGCTATCTGTTTTTCAGCTGAACCTTTATGATCAAAAACAAAAGTTTTTCCAACATATAAGGATTTGAGGTCCTGCAAAGCTTTTGTGGTAAATGGCATATAGTTCCTGTCGTCTTGCTCATTATCAGCAATCATTGCTTTAAAAACAAACACATCGTCCGCAGTCACGACAGACAAGGTATGTTTGTTGATTTTAGCAAGTTCTTCATCACTGAGTTTGAGTGAACTGATGTTTGCAGTCTTTTCAACTATTCCTTTCATCAGTTTTTACCTCCTTCCTCATAGTTTGGTATATATTGAGCACCTACAGCCGTAATCGGTATGCTTGCACCGTTTCCGACGAGGACATCTCCACCTTCACGGTTTGATAAATCAAGCTTTGCTCTTGCTTCGTTTGGTGTCATCATAAAACTGTTGACTGCAGTAGAAAGTGTTTCAACTTTGTTTCTAAAATCAGCTCTTAAAATAACATCAACATTAAATTTAGCGTAATATTTGTCGCTTGTGATTAATTTGTATGTTATTTCTTCTTCATATTGCTTTATGATATAGAGCAAAGTATCAACTAAAAATGATAACTGTTGACTTTCAGCGCTTGCGTAGCTCGATTTTGTATAATCGCCAATTTGCACAGGTTTAATTCCGAAAGCGGCTGCGACTTGCAAAGCTGAATACTGTTTTAATTCTAAAAATTGATTTTCGGATAGCCTTGTATTTGCTAAGGTTTCCATTTTTGTGCTGATTGGCAACGGAATAACATTTTTAATTCCGTTTTTTTCGTACTTTCCGTCAATAAAATTTTGAATACCTTTAGAAAATGTTTTTACAAGGTCGTCATTTAAATCGCCTGTATAATAAACCGCTGCTTTGCCTGAAAAGCCGTTATCATATAAATTGTTTATCATCTTTTGACTTTTTATATTTGCATTTATTGTTTCTGAAAGAACTGTTTTAACTGCTTTTCCTACAATACCGTCATATGTTGCTGAATTTCTAAAATGCAAAACTTCATCAGAAGATAAGATGTATCTTTTCCCGTCATTACCTGCATAGATATAATAGACATCGTCTACATCGCGCAAAATGTGAGCATTATCATACCAAAGTTCAACAGCAGAAGAGGGGAGAGGGTAAAGCTGCATATCTCTGCCGGCACCGACTATCATTGCGTACGCATTGCCATAATGATTTCTGTTGAATTCCATTGTGCTCCAAAAAAACGAAGCTGGCATATATGCATTCGGTCTGTCGTGTAAAACTTTCCAGAGCGGATGATTATATTCTTCTCTTACGCCGCCTGTTGTAGGATGACTAAGAACTTTTAACGGCATTTTACCAATTGCTTCACTTAAAGTTTTTAGACATGCATAATATGTAGCGTTTGACAAAGCACTCTTAGGAGTATTTTCAACATCAATTCCGAGAAAATCAGCAAGTTGATACCATCCGTCAGTATTTTTCTTTGTCTTTTTAGCTTTCCAACTGTTAAAAAAACCCAACTATAGCCACCCCATTTCTTTGATATATTTTTCAATTTCAGCTTGTGAATTAATAATTTCGCTATTTTTATTTTTCATAGCTAAATAATGAGAATCAATACAAGCATCAACAGGATCAATCCTGTTTGTATTTTTGAAATCCCTTTTTTCAATTTTGATTTCATCAAAGCTGTTTTTAACCGTAACGGCGTTTGCAAATGAATATTCAAGTAATGTGTTTTTTGCATTATATCTGATTTTGCCGCTTTTAATTAAAAGCCTTAAATCAACAGTAGCATCGTTTAAATTCCTTGCTGATTGTGTTATTACAAAAACATCACATCCAAAATCTTCAAGTTCGGATAATATTCCGTCTGCGTTATGCGGATCAATTCCAATTCCTCTGAATTTTAAATTGTATTTTTGTTTAAGCCTTTTTAAATCTTCAATGATAAATTTGTAATCGTTTTTGTAATCACTGTCTGAACCTGTAACAGTAATTAAACCTTCTTGTTCCCATAAATCGTAAGGAACAAGGTCACTTTCGAGATGTTCTGCAAAGCGACCACGGGGCATATATGAATGAGAATCAAAAAACAAACTTTCTCCTGCCAAAACTTCTATTGAAAATGAAGTCAAGTCACCACCTGATGAAAGGTCAAGTCCTACATAGCATTCATAACCTTTATAATTTTCAAGTGATTCTTCAATCGCACATTTTTTCAAGTCTTCCGGACTAATGTAGCTGTTGTCACTGTTTGTTGCCCACATGTTGAGTGATTTTACAATGTAGTCTATTTTTTCTTGACCGCCCATATTTTTTGCTGTTTCGGCTTCAACGAGAATGTTTTTTATTTTTTCTTCATCACCGATATAAAGAGGGTTTGCTTTCAGTATGTTTTCAAGTTTGTAGATATTGTCACCGTCATCAAGAGTGAAAATGTCTACAAATATGTCATCTGCAACAATTATCCCTTGCAAGACTTTAATGCAATAATCATCAAATTCTTTACAAAAGGACCGAGGATTTTTACCCCGTGTGGTAATAATCGATAAAAGCGTTTCTGGCAAATTTCGTGTACCTTTGTACAAAGCGGAATAAATGCTATTATCTTTGTGCTGATGTAATTCATCAAGACTTGTAAAAATAGCTCTGAATCCGTCGTCAAGACCGCCTTCTTTTGAAAGAGCTTCAATCTTGCAGCCTGTATTCAGAGCTGTAATAGTTGAAATGTAATCTTGAATTTTGAAGTATTCTTTTAAATCTTCGTCAACTTCAATGAACTTTCGCATTTCATTCCACGCTATTTTGGATTGCCTTTTTTTCGTTGCAGCGGTAAAAAGCAAACCGTCTTGATAGCCAGAAAAAGCAGCTATGTACGGACCCATTATTCCATTTTCAAAACTTTTTCCGTTTTGCCTTGCAACTGATTTATATCTTCGCCGAAATCTTCTGTAACCGTTTGTTTTTAACCAACCAAATGTACAGCCTAAATCAAATATTTGTGATGGAATGAGTTTAACCGGCTTTTGCTTAAAGCCTTCTTTGATTGTTAATGTTTCAGCAAACTTGAGAATATTCTCCGCTGCTTCTGCATTCCACACATATTCGAAATCCTCTGTGCCTTGTCGTTTTAAATCATTTAAATGTCTTTGGCAAGCTAAAATGTGTAATTTACAACAGTATTTTACTTGATTGTTTACGACAGCTTGAGCATACTCTGTTACTCTGTCATTCATAAGTTTTAACCAACTTCGTATTTTGCAAACTTGTTTTCTTTAGCTTTTTCTGCTGTTTTTGGAACAACAAGTTTACAACGGCTCGAAATAGTCATTCCAAGGTCAACTGCACATTGACGACATTGTTTAAAAGCTCTATCTTGATTTTTATAGTATGCATCAAGCACATAAGGGTCTTTGATTACTTCGGATTTTTGGATTTGTTTTGATAATTTTACATACATTTCATACGCAATAACATATCGAGCAATAGCATCTGTATCTGTTATATTTACAATTTTTAGTTCTTTTAATTGCTCAACAATTAAACAGAATCTCTCACGCTGTTTTTTTGTTGTTAAACATTCAGGCGGTGAGAGATTATCGCATACAGGCTTAATTTCGTTGTTTTCTCGTTCGGCAATTTCTGCTTTTGTTAAATGTTTTTTACCTTTAGCTTTTAAAAGTTCAATAGGTTGTCGTTGTCCTGCCATAATCTCACCTCCTGTTTTTGAACGCCGTGGGGAGTTTTTTCTACAAAAAGGTTACCTGCACCGTTTCCTTTTTGGTTGTCGTGAATTTTTTTGACTACCCCTTACTGTTTTTTGGTAAAAACCGACGGTGCTTGAGATTGTGACACTTTGTACAAAGTGATTGTGTGTTCGAAAAATCAAGTCGCATTTTCCAACCTTCATCGGTTTGAATTGGTATAATATGGTCCACTTCTTCTGCAAGTTGACCACACATCTTACATTTATATTTATCCGTTTGAAGTCTTTTTCTTGCAGTCATCCGCCAAGCTTTTGACTTATAGAAATTTTTATATTTTGGATTTCTTTTTTGATTGTAACCAGCAGATGATTTTGCTTTATTTTCTTTTGCTTTTTCAATCGCAATCGTTTTGCATTTGTTGCAATACTTTTCACCGTACGGTATAAAGGCATTGCACATTGCGCATTTTTTTAACAGCATTTTGACCTCAAAAAAATAAGACTATAAAGCTTTTAAACTCTATAATCTTATTTTAAATCTTATTTTGTCCGCAATGTTGTACAAAGCAAAAATATTTTTTATTTTTTTATGTTGATGTCGAGTAAAAAATCAGCCGATACATTAAGAGCCAAAGCTATTCTTTTTATTGCAAAAGCACTTGGTTGAGTCCCGTTTAAATAAGAGCAAATTGATGTTTTTGAAATTCCAGATTTTTCTGAAAGTTTTCGAGCGTTAATACCTTGTTGACACATTGTTACCTGTAACTTTTTTGAAAAGCTTAAATCAACCCTAAAATGTTGTCCCGTCATTGTTATCGACTTCCTTTCTACTTTCGCTTTCGAAAGATTTAAACTCATTACATTGCACGCCTTTCGAACTTGCCGGGCACATCTTCTTTCTTCTGCAGCACCAACAAGCACCGAGAGCAACATAGTGTATGTAAATTTTACTATCTTCTTTTTTCATTGACAACCATGCCTTTCTCTGTGTAGTCACGTTTGAATGGAAGCTTGAGCTGGTCAATAACCACTCTGTCGAGATGTTCCCAAAAGACTTCGTCCTCACTCGAATGTTTAATAACCTCGGTCATTTCTTTGAGGGCTTTGTTCAATCTATCGTGACCAAATCCGAAATTCTGATTCAGTACAAACATCATAGTTTTGAAAATTCTACGAGTTATGTCCTCGTTTTCTTTGCTTCTGACTTTGTTATATTCGTTATTAACAAGTCTGAGAATTTCTTTTTTCGCTTCGCGCTTGAAATTCATCGGCACTCTTGCTTTCATTCCAAAACCTCCAAATCATTAAGATAATCAGCCACAATTTGAAATGCAATCAACATTCCCTCGCTTATGTAATAGTTTCTGTCCTTTCGACTTTTTCTGTTGTTAAGACTGTCCAACTTGTCCTGCTCGCTTTCTATGCGGTCGGATATTTCAGCTTTTAATTCGTCAAGTGTCATTAATTTTCACCCCCCAGTCTTCTTTCAAGCCTCTCAATCTTTTTCTTTTTGTAATCGTTAATTTTATCTTCACTTTTGTAAAAAATCATCTTGCATTGTTCAAGCATAATTTCAACATCTGCCATTTCTTTAAAAATGTTTTCAAAAATTTCCGAGTTATCGTCAGTGAATTTAGATGTAAGAATTTTACACAAAGCCTGCGACAATTCAGACAACTCTTCGACCGTCTTTATCATCTGATTTTCCACACCGTATGTATTGATTGCTTTATACATAGTCTCTTTTGATGTCATTCTTCCACCTCGCTTTCAGTACCATTTTTCATAAAAAGTAGCCAATGTGTTTTATTTAATTTTCCACTTTTATGTCCCAAAAGAAGACTACATCTGGGTTATGTTTATCAAAGTAAAACATACGGCCTCCACAACAAACATCTATGCAATGATGTACTTTC